TTTCCAAAAATGCTTTAATTGCCTTTTCAGCCTCTGTTTTGGTCATACTTTCTTTGCCGGCCAGCTTCAATGCCCCGGCAACTACTTCCGGTTTAACGCCAAAAGAAGAAGCCGCTGCGATGAGCTCGCTGCGGCTATACACTGGTTCTTCTATCGTTACTGGTTCTTCTATTGTTACGGTTTTATCTGGTTTCTTTTTACTCACCAGTTCCCACCTCCATGTTAATATCGCCGCTAGCTGCCGCCCTCCGCAATACTTCATATTGCGCCCTCGGTTGCAGCACTCCAAACCGGGCAGTTAACTGTATCTGCCCCCGGCGCATCGGATCTGCTTCACTGTCGGCCACCACTCGCAGTAACTCCAGCGGACCGCCATCATCCATCTTAAGCACACGTTGTTTTGCAATCCCTTCGGTCACCTTTCGTACCCAGTTAAGCCTAACCGCTGCACTGGGGGCCAGAATGTGCCCGTTAATCTGGGCCTCCATCCAGTTTACTGCAGCTGTGATTTCCGTCGGGGTCAATCGCACCATGCGCCAATAGATCCCCGGTGCCACGTCAACAGGCGACCATGTCCCTGGGTCGGTATGTGCTTCTGTCCAGGCTTTCTTTGTCCATTCTTGGAGCGCCTTTACCGGGTCAGGGTCATACGTAATCCCGTTCAGCCATCCTAAAGCAAATACTCTGAATCGTAATCCTCGAGTAATTGCATCCCAATCCTCGTCAACGAGGTCTTGTCCAACGCTTCCTAAGTAATCAACCAAATATTCTTCGTCATTGTAAGAAAACCTTGCCCGGTGCAGGGAGTTAATGATAGCATTGGCCAGACTGTCCACCTGTTGGAATGTGGTCCGCTTGACGTAGGGCCACACCTCGATTACAGTTGAGAAAGCTGCCCAGTCAGCCTCGGGGTCCTGGACACCTTCACGCAAAACCAAATATGGTTTTTGAGTATTAGACCCTGCTGCATGGGGTTCATACACTCGTCCTTGAATTTCGGTTATATTATCAATCAAAATCTGCCTTATTGCAGTTCTCATAGTTAATCTCTCCAGTAATCAGTTACCGTTTGGCGGATACGCGGCAAGTGAACATCTACAGTTGGTCTCACAATGGCGTAATTCCCACCATGCGCCAGCTCCAACCAAATGCCATATTCCACACCGTGAGATAAGTACAAAACCTGCTGTTCTCCCCGAACATCTACCCCGCCGTGCAATCCCTGTCTGGCATTACCCGTTCGGTCCGTCCAGGGTGCATGGGACTTGGCATAGCCCTCCATCGTGCCGGCCCAATTTAAAAGCAGAGCATTCAACCCCGCTTTTTTGCGCTCAAGGAATTCTCTTGTCTTGTCTCCGAAGGCCATTGTAAAATCAGTCCTCTCGAAGGAAATTGTTTTGCTCCAATACCATATACAACCCCGCTTCCAACTGGTTAACCTGTGCCTCGGTCAATCCTATACGGAAAATGGTGTCTATGCAATGAATCAACTCGTGAAGGAAAACAGATTCCATTTTATCCCGGTCCAAATCACTACACAAGCGAATTTCCTTGTCATAGTCATGTTGGACCGTGCCTATATACCCCGGATTGTTTTTGTCCACAATATCCACTATGGACACCTTGTAGGTGTAAGGACCAACTTTCACCTCAGAAGGAATTTTCATATCAGCTCACCTTCTCCAAGGCCACCTGGTAGCCCACAATTTTGCCTTTCACTTTCTGCGGGTATACTTCCAGCACCTGAAACCTACCCATGCCCGGCACCTCAAACTCATCCAGCACATTAGGGCCGGCCTTGACGTCCGCTTCATAGTCCATCAGCATTCCCCATGTTCTGTCAACCTGTTTGGTGCCGGCCAGCGTGCTAACTTCCTGCGGCACCCATGTTCCATATTGATATATCCGCACAACAAAGGGGCCTACTTCGCTTTCTACTTCCTCGAAGTAGCCCCCCATATCAATTTTCTCTGTGCGGTGAATTGTAATTGTCGTTGGGTTCTGCTGAATAGCCCATTTGGTATGTTGCCGCCGGAGTGCTACTAAGTCCATGTCACAACACCTCCGGCGGTTTGAATTTCAGAATCACGCTGCCCATGCTACTGGCGGCCATGCGGCTGTAGGTTTCGGCCATTTTCAATGCATACTCCAAAAGAGAAGTCAGGTCCGCCATGTCATACCTTTCCTGACCGACAGAATAGCTCTTTATCTGCCCTATTTCACGTTGGACCATAGCCGCCTTCCTGGTCCAGCCCTCGGCAGCTGCAGCGTAGATATTCCTTGTCTTGGCCAGAATGCGGTCAAGCTGTGCATCGGTAAAGCGGGTATCGCTCTCCGTTCCGCCTTCAGGGATAACCTCATCGAGCAGTTCCCGCAATTCTTCCCGAAGTTCGGCGGTTGGAGTCATAAATATCACCGCCTAAGCCGATAGAGAGATTTCCTGCACGTTTTCTTCCACTGCAGCGTATACGCCACGGTAAGCGTAACCAACAATCTGACTCTCAATTAGTCTGGACAGGTCACCGCTGGTGGCCTCAATACGCAGATCCTGCTTAACAAGTTCTTTGAAACCGCGTTTCGGGCGAATTAAGTAAGCTTTGCCCGGGGTTACACCAGCATAGCTGTAGCTCTTCTTACCAACAGTCACTTCCCAGCCGTCATAGTAGATTACAGACTGAATACCAGTTACTGCCGGATATACAGTTCCCTCAATCTGATGGCCACCCTTTAGCGCCATCTCAATCAGGTGTTGGTCAGCGCTCGAAGCCAAGAGGACTGTTCCCGGTCTTTTCGCCTTAGCAGCATCAGCAACAGCCTGAACCAGCGTATTATACACACCTACCCAAGCCGGTTTTCCATCCGCGGCCTGGTAAGCAGTCTTATTTGCTGCTTTGTAGCTGAAACCAATAATAGGATATAGGTGAATGTGGTTTAACAAAGCATTGTAGGCTTCACCCATTGCACGGTTCAGGATTTCAACGGAAAAAGCTTCGTTAAAATCCTTCATTTCCTTGGTATATTCAAAGCCCGCAGTATACGTTAGGATTCGAGCAGTAGGTCCCTGTTCAGCCTGCAAACGGCCGAATTTAACCTCTTCGCCTTCCATATGTTCGGTAAACACAACGGTTCCGGTAAGCGCCCATTTTGCATCAAGTACCCGGGGTAGATTCGGATCTTGTATGCGTTCATAAATGGACTGGTACAGAAGTTGCACCTGCTCACGGCCTAATTCAACATCCAACACAACCTTCCGCAGCAGGTCTTTGAATTGCTCCACACTGCCGGAAGATAGCATTTCGCCAATAGGGCGGGAAAATTCCAGCGTTTCCATTTCCCCGTTGACAATCTTTTTGTCAAGCTCATAAAGTTTCCCATCCAACACAAATGGCACCTTTTCTGTGTAGGTGCCCTGCCTACGTGCTTCTTTCAGCACTTCCTGACTATATACTTTGAAACCCACTTAAAACACCTCCGTTAAACTTGCGGTCCAAGAATGAACCAAATTACGTTGTTTTCATCTTTTTCAGCGGTTACACGGCCTGCAAACCTATTTTCGCCTGCTGTTTCAGTAAATACCCCGTTGTCAGCATCCCAGTAAATTGCAGTGCCTTTCTTAAAGTCACCGGTTTCTGCAATTTGGTCAGTCTCGAATTCTGCCTGCTCAATGTTAAGAATCACTTCTGCAGTTTCTCCGGCGCCGGTCTCCACAGATTGCATAGCGCAACCAAGAAAACCATCCAATAAATAGAATTTGCCGGCCTCAATCTTGGTGTTCTCCGGCACCGTCACCTTTACACTTTTTCCATCGCTGATTTTACCGTACCCAATGTTGTGAACAGAGCTAGGTACGGGTTGCCCAGTATAAGCCATTTACAACACCTCCATGTTATATTGCCTGGCGCTTCACGCGCAAGGTAGTAGTTTCTTTATTATTACCACCGCCAATAATTGGCGGCTTATCAACGTAAAACTTGCTTATTGCCGTTTTGATGGTCTCATCCTTCAACAGCTTGTCGATTTCCCCGGTAATTTGCTCCTTGGTTGCATCCTCCGGCACTTGGAGCATCTTCTTCACCAGCGCCTGGGCCATTTCGCCGGTCACTTTCTCCTTCAGTACTTCATCAATCAGCTTTTCGCGTTCGGCAGTCGCTTTCTCATCCAAGGCTTTCCTCGCTTCAGTAGCCACCTGCAGCACGTCCATTTCCCCAGTGACGCCCAGGGCCTCTTTCACTTTGTCCAAGGTCTCCATAGCACCGAAAGCTGCTTTAAGTTCGGCTATTTCGCCAGCTAATGTCTCAACGTTCAGCCCCATTTCGCCAACAATCTGTCCTGGTGTAACGTCTCCACTAGCCAGCATTTCCTTTAGCTTCGCCACAAGTTCTTTCCAACTCATTGGATTTTCTCCACCTCCACTTAAAATTTCATCCATTTCTCCAATAGCAACAATCGATGTCGGCATACCAGCACGGCCTAACGGTGTCCAGTCAATGGATAAGGGCCTATAGTCCACCACGTGTGTTTCGCCGCCCACCTGCTGAAGCTTCGGTACACCGAAAATGCTCACTGTGCGAATGGTCTTAGCCTTAATCCAACGTTTCAGGTCCGCTGCCGCCTTATCTACCACCCCCCGGAAGTATGCCTTTCCATCCTTCCAGAGAGCACCAACCCAATGCGTCACCGGTGTCGGAAACTGATGATCCACATCTTCCTGCTTTTGGTGTCCTAGAAATCCAGGCAACCCTTGACTCATCACTTCTCCAACAATCTTCTGCAAAGCTTCCGGCCTGTAGTTCCAGCCGCGCTTTGATTTTCCGGCAGGAATCTCAACCACAACCTCCATCGGTTCTGGGTCACCGGCTTTCAAGGCCTGAAGATCAGCCCAAGGGGCCAGCGGTACGTCTTCTACTTTCATTTCTCCGGATACGACTGCCTGCACAGAAGAAATTTCCCCTACTGCTTCGATTAGGGTTTCCGGCGGCTCCAATTCAAGCTCTCTGTAGTGTCGCAATAAATGCCTTGCCGCCTGGCGCTTTTGTTGCGGCGTCAGGTTGGGCTCGCTCCGGGCCCCGGCAAGTGCAGCAGCTGCGGCAATGAGGCCAGCACGGTTGAGGACAATTCGTCCATCGTCCCGGATTTCATGGTGGGGCATTACCCAGTTTTGGCTTGGTGCATCCTCCAAATTTGCGCCACGGATTACTGCATATACCTCTCTTATAGCTTCACGAATTCCTTCGGCATCTTCTTCTAACCCTTGTACCAGCATATTGCGGATTCGTGTTTTATCAACACTACCCCAGTCTGCCGTGCTGACTGTATCAGTAATAGTGAACTTGTCTGGCACTTTCTCACCTCCTTTCGTGGCCATAAGAAAAGCGCATTGGCTTTCGCCTCAGCGCTCT